ATGGCAATTCAAACATTAAACACCATAAAAAAATGGTTTAAAACAGGTTTAAAACCTTCTCAGGATCAATTTTGGGATACTTGGGATTCTTTTCGACACAAATATGAAAAAGTACCAATAAAAGATATTGAAGAACTTGAAACTACGCTGGATACAAAAGCTGAAAAATCGCAGTTAGACGATCATAAAAACGATCAAATTGCCCATGCTGGTTTATTTTCAGGTAAAGAAGATAAATATCAAAAAGGTGTGGCCGGCGGTTATGTTCCTTTAGACGAGTTTTCAAAAATTACTCATCAGTATCTTAATTTAATCAACAACTTAACAGCTGGAGGTGAAAACTCAATACTATCAGCTGAACAAGGTGTTGTTTTGCAAAACCAAATAGACAATATTAATAGATTATTAAAATGTGATAATGTTGATCTCGATACAGTTCAGAAAATTGTAGATGCTGTTACACAAATTCAAACGTCAATAGATACTATTTTGGTAAATGACCTTACTACCGGAGGTATCACAAAAGCTTTGACAGCAGAGATGGGGAAAATTTTAGAGCTGAATAAAGAGGATAAATCGCAAAAAGGTTTGGCTAATGGTTATGCTCCTTTAGATGAGTTTTCAAAAATTGCACATCAATATTTGTCAATCGTTAACAATCTAACAGCCGGAGGTGCAACAGCTTCATTATCTGCTGAGCAAGGAGTTGTTCTGCAAAGTCAGATTGATGATATATTAACAGTTTTAAGTTCAGACAATATCAATCTGGATACTATTCAGGAAATTGTTGATGCAATAGAAACTGTTCAGGTTTCATTAAGCAGCATTTTAGTTAATGATTTGACTACTGGCGGGGTTACGAAGGCGTTAACAGCTGAAATGGGGAAAACTTTAGACCTGAATAAAGAAGATAAATCGCAAAAAGGTTTGGCTAATGGTTATGCTCCTCTTGATTCGTTAACCAAATTAGCGAGTCAATATTTATACATAGTAAACGATTTGATTACTGGAGGCGCAACATCTATTTTAAGCGCCGAACAGGGTAAGCTGTTACAAAATCAAATAAACGGAATCAATACATTATTGTCGTCTGATAATATTGATTTGGATACCATTCAGGAGATAGTTGATGCAATTGAAAACGTTGAATCTTACTTGTCAACTATCTTGGTCAACGACCTTAAAACAGGAGGAGTTGCTAAAGCATTGACAGCCGAAATGGGTAAGCAGTTGGATCAAATTAAATTGACAGCAACACTTGCAACGGATGCCGAAACGCAAACTACTGTATCTGTTGCAGAAGATAACAAAGTCGTTAGTCGATCTAAATTGTTCAATTGGTGGGAAAGTATGAAATCGCAAGCTCAAACAATTAAAGCAGTTTGGAATTTTTCTCAAGGTATCCTTATTCCAAATGGGGTATTAACAACAGTTCCTCAAAACGGCGCGATTGAACGTGATTCCAATGGTCTACTATGGGAAACGCACAATGGAATTAGATCAAAATTGATTACATCAGCTGATGGTTTGATTTTACTAGCATACAAGTCATTAAGTACGATACAGACAGATATAACTGGAGCAATTTCTGCTATATATGAAAAGACTTCAAGTTTGTCAGTTATAGGAAGCATAAGGTATGTGTCAGTGTTAAGACTAAACGCTACTAATGAAACATATTTTCTAAATACCTCTCCACTAGTTGGTTCAATAGAGCCAACGATTGCAAAAACGGAAGTATTCTTAAAAATAAATAATGGCCTTTTTGCAACAGATTACACTGGTAGAGGTGCAATAAACCAAGTTAAAATCATGGAATTTTCTGGGCTAAAAAATAATGGTTTAAAAAATTATCAAAATACAATTTTAACCGATATGCATACAAGTAACCCATTAACAGCTCAATGGTCAACAATTCGATTTGTCGTTCAAAGTATAGTTGACGGTGTTGTAAGTAATTCTGATGCATTATACTACTTAAGAGATGATGCAAATTCACGAACATTTTCAGCTTCTGAAGCGTCTTTTTCGTTTGCGTTTAAAAATACAATTACTTATGCTGATGCTACAAATGCATTGGGTGAAAATAAAAGAAAAGTGATCAGAAATAATAACTATGCTCTATATATAGAAACCATTAAATAAAACAAATTAATGTCAATCACACAAAAAATTTCAAACAGCAAAATTTTTCCAGATGTCCAAAGAACAATTGAAATTGCGGGTATTCAAATGAACTTAGATATTTCAACTTTTGACCTAAATTATAGAATAATCTATGAAAAAGATGGCCAAGATGTAACTTTCAATGTTCAATCAGCAAGTACCAGATTGACACGTTGATAATTCCATTATGATGATCGTTCGGGATGAAAACTTTAAACCAATCTTAAACCGAAATTTCATTGAAGAAAAAGATGGTGACGGTACAATTTTAAACGAAAGCGAGCGATATTTTACAATGCCAGCATTTAACTATTTGATAAAACTCATTTTAAAAACACCTGTCAAATTAGAAGACATCTTAAAAGGTTACATCATTTCTGAAGACGAGGATGGAAGATTTAATTTTTAAAAACAATCAGCCGTCGGCTACTGAATGAGTAATAAAAGAAACTTAACTCTTAAGACAAAAATTTAAAGCCACCTATTGTTCTAAAATAAACTCTTTTTATTTTCAAATACACCCAAAATCATGAAGAACACTTGTTCCTAATGATCTTGGGTGTTTTTTGTTAGCAAATATCAGATGACAAAAATTAGTTTTATTCTTACACAAATCAACATCTATAAATCGAGACAAAAACATAAAATAATTATATAACTAAACTTTACCTCTACTTACATTCCACTGAAACTACCGAAAAACTGAGTTTAAATTTTTCATTTTTTGTATTCTTCTAAACTACTTTTACACCCACAAAATTTAAATAGTAACACTATTTATAACAATCAGAATTACTCCTGCTATTCTTCAAAAAACAATTATCTCATTAATATAAATCAATTAAACAAATACCACCATGAATTCTTTATTATCAGAGGGCAGAAGAAAAATGCCTAAAATTCCCAACAAAAATAATTTTCGCTTTTTCTTAATCGAATACTTAAAAAAAGATTTCAATCTGAGAATATAATTTTCCCATAAATTGACAATCATAAAAAATATACAGGACGCTTTTCTTTTGTCCTAACATCTTAAAAGTTCGATAATCAAATAAATTTAAAAGAAAAAACATGGCAATACAAACATTAAATACCATAAAAAATTGGTTTAAAACTGGTCTTAAACCATCGCAGGCACAATTCTGGGATACCTGGGATTCCTTTCGACATAAATTTGAAAAAGTTCCCGTAAAAGATATCGATGGAATTGACGAATTGCTTTTAACCAAAGCAGATAAAACAATTTTAGATAATCATTTAGCTGATAAAATTGCCCACGCCCCACAAGTAAATACAGATTGGAATAGCGAATCTGGTTTGAGCCAATTGATTAATAAACCTGAATTTAAAACTATTAATGGAGAAGCAATAGTTGGAGATGGAGATATTACTATTAGTTCGGCAATTCCTACATTAGATCAGGTATTAAATTCCGACAATAAATCCCTTACTCAGCCAATTGTATTTTTAGACGAAGAATATAGTGCTACAATAGATTCTAAAAACTTATCAATTGATGGTCCACTAGGAGAAGGAATTCAATACAATGGTGATAATATAAACTGGAGCAAAGGAGATAAAAATTTAAAATTACTTTTTGATGGAGAATCAGCAGGACAAAATACTTTTAGTTTTCCAGAAATGCCAGATAGCAGTACTCCTTATAAATTAGCTACAGATCAGGTAGTTTCAGCAACTCAATCAGGTATAGTCGATAACACTTCTTTGCAAGAATTGGGAGGAGTTGATAAGCTTATAAATGGGGTAAGGATTGGAAGAGGTAATAACCAAGATATTTCTAATGTTGTTTTTTCTTCTGGTTATACAAATGAAGTATCTACAGGACTTAGAAGTAGTGCATTAGGTTTTGGTACCTTAAATTCAAATACCACAGGAAATAATAATACAGCCGTTGGATGTAATGCCTTAACTGCAAATACAACAGGACCCAGTAATACAGCAGTTGGTAGAAATGCTTTAATGTCAAATACTACGGCAAGTTTTAATTCTGCTTTTGGAACTCAATCTTTAATGTTTAATACTACAGGAACATTAAACATGGCATTTGGGTCAAATGCTTTATATAATAATACTACAGGAAATAACAACGTAAGTGCAGGAGCTTCTTCACTACAAACAAATACGACTGGTGGATATAATACTTCTCTTGGAGCATATTCATTATATAGTAGTAATGGAATTTCAAATATTGCTATTGGAAATATGGCTGGTAGTACAATTAGCACTGGTAATAATAACATAATTATTGGAGCTACTTCAAATTCTAGTTTAACACCTGGCTCATTAACCACTGGTTCAAATAATCTAGTTATAGGACCTAATCAAGGTTTAACTAGTGGAATAACAACAGGTAATGGTAATGTGGTTTTAGGTAAGATTACTGGACTTCCCTCTGATTCTGAAAATACAATATCTCTATCAGATGGAATAGGGAATGTTGCTTTAAGAAAAGAAACAGATAATAGATTATTAGCACCTGGTTTAACAAATGCTTTAATTGATTCAGGAGGAGCTAAATCTTTAGTGACTAAAGAGTATTTAGATGCTCACTCAGGAGCGTCGCAAGATTTACAATCTATTATGGAAACTGGATCATCCTATCAAGATATGGATAATTTTAGAGTTTTAGGTTATTTTGGAAATGATATTGTAGCGGGAGGTGCTAACGGAGGGTTTAATACTAACGGAGAATACACCATGTTAAGCAATGCTAGTTCAGATCAGACTAGTGTTTCAAGATTATTATTACAAAGAGTAGATGGTGTAATTTCAGATTTTGCAATTCCTACAAATAAACCAGCAGGAACCTATACATTGGCTACACTTGATGATATTAAACCTTCGCCTCAAAATATAGCTAACGTTCTTGATGCAGGAAATACAGCCTATGGTAGGAATATGATATTTAGGAGTCATATAGATCCTGAAGGAAAAATGACATTGGACGAAAGTCAATTATATTTTAATTCTACATTGTACAATGAGTCCACATTTTACAGCAATTCAAGATTAACGCCTTATACGCTAACAATGGAGAAGAGCGCAGAAAGATCTACTTTAGAAGCAAATAAATTAACTTTTGATAATTTTAATCTTGGTTATAGTATAGGCATAAACCCTCCAGTAACTCTCACTGGACACAGAAACCAAACGCTACAAGATAAAGATGGAGAAATAGCCTTATTAAATGATATTACTTTACAAAAAGTATTGGATAATGAATCTATAGCTGAGATAGATAGTAAAAGTTTTCATGTAAAATCTATCGCAGGAGATGATTATTCATCTATAGAAGCATTTGCTAGACCAGACTTAATGAGTAATGTCCAGAATCTAACTTTAGAAGGTTCTTTAGCCGGCAATAAAGGAATTATGCAAATTTATAGAGGTAATGTAAATTTAGCAGTTGAAAATACAGATACAGGAATTGGTAAAACTCTAGCTATTACAGCGGGAACACAAAACGGATTTTTTGAGCTTCAAGATATATCTGGAGCGCACTATTTAGCAACTACAGATGACATTAACAAAATATACACTAACGCATCAACTACGGCTCTTACAACAAGTGCCGAACTGAATTCACTATACCCAAATGCTAAAGAAGGTGACGAAGTTACTTTCTTAGAAGCTACTCCGTATACACTTATTTGTAAAAAATTACTATCCGGTTGGGTGATGTATCAAGTTGGAAAATTACCATAATATTAAACTAATAAACACAAAATGAAAAAATCAAAAATTGCAGTTATTGTTAGTATTTTAATCGTTCTAACAGGAATGATCGATACAAAATTCGATCTTTTACAAGAAGTGGGTTTTTCCTTGGTAAACATTAACAGAATCAAATTAATCGGTCTGTTTTTATCAGCATTATTATCCAGTATTTCTCCGTTATTTTCTAGTGAAAAAAAGTAAAAATAAATTCCAAATAAAGGAATAAAAAAGTCTCAAAATCAGAAATAAATCTTTACCAACAATTAAAACAGTTGAATTTTTTAAAATCTATAACTAAATAAAAAAAATGGCTATACAAACATTAAATACTATTAAACAATGGTTTAAAACTGGTTTAAAACCAACACAAACTCAATTTTGGGATTCTTGGGATTCCTTCCGACACAAATTTGAAAAAGTTCCTGTAAAAGATATCGATGGAATTGACGAATTGCTTTTAACCAAAGCAGATAAAACAATTTTAGATAATCATTTAGCTGATAAAATTGCACATGCACCGCAAGTAAATACAGATTGGAATAGTGAATCTGGTTTTAGCCAATTGATTAATAAACCTGAATTTAAAACAATTAATGGGGAAGAAATTGTTGGAAATGGAAATATAATTATAGAATCAAAAGTACCCACATTACAACAAGTAGGAGATTCCAGTCAATTTAAATATCAAGGAAACGGATCTTTATTTGGAGTTGGAAGTGATTATTCTGGCCCTGGAGGTATAATAATAGGATCAGAAGGACCAGATCAGGGAAGTACTATTTCTGCAAGTCGTCTTGGAATTAGTATTCATTCTACTATAAAAGAGAAAGGCACTTCTAATTATGGGTCAATTCAATTTTCAGGAGATACCCCACCAGTAGGGAAAAATTTATCTTATAAATTAGATCCAACTAAAAATAGCGGAATTTATACATTAGCGACAAAAAGCGACTTTAAGACTATTAATAATCAATCATTGATAGGTACCGGAGATATCTCTATAGATAGAGGAAACCAAGATTTACAGCAAACATTAGAAACTGGGAGTATTGGTTTAGTGTCAGATAGCGTGAAAATTGGTAATCAGTCTGTTAGTGGTGACACTTACGGCTATATTAATATGAAAGCGGGAGGGCAAGGAATTGATGCTTTTACTGATGGAGTTTTTAACTTAGGAGCTAAAAGTTTTTTATTAAATTCATCTAATGGAGGCGGATTTTTAACTTCCGGAGATGCTGCTACAAATCAGCCATTACGAATGAACTCCGAAGGCTCAGGAATAGAAATTGGTGGAGGGACTGGAGGAATTACAATTGATTCTCAAGGAGGAAACTTAAGGTTTGTTTCAAATAACACCACGTTAAATGATAAGAGAATTGTAACTTCTGTAAATGGTGTTATTGCCGATTCTACAGGAAATGTAGCTGTAACAGGTGCTGGAAATTGGCAAACTGTACTTGATACAGGTAGCACGAAAGTTCAGGTTAGTGAAATGCAAATTAAACTAAAAGACTCAGTTGATAATCCATCAAGATTTGAAATGTTTTCTCCGGATGAGAATACTACAGCTTTCTTAATGTCGACATCTCGTGGTATTGCTTTGACAACTCAGGGAAATGGTAGCATTGATATAGGTTTGGGCAGAGGAGTAACCATATATGGTGGAAATGACGTAATTGATATTAACACATCAGGATCAAGAGGAGTTAATTTAGCCGCCTCGGGATTGGGTTCTCTAATAATGAATCAAAGTGAAGGTGTTGCACTTGATGCTAGAAGTAATCCAAAAGGGGTAACTATTTTTGGCAGGAATAAAGGTATTACGTTATATGGAGGTACGGGTACAAATATCCAAGGAGGTTACTTAAAGATTGAAAGTCCAACATCTTTGGATTCGTCTTTTTACATAAACCAATCTTCGGGATTTGTGTTTAACAAACCTTTTAGTGGTAATCCTTATGGAAGTCTTAGAATGAATTATAGAGATTTTACAGAATCCGGGGAAGAGAAAGAAGCGATTCAAATAATTGGTAACTCTTATACTACAGATACAGCGTATTTTGAAAAAGGCATTAAATTTGTAAATAAAGAATTTTTCACTGGATTTGACGCAACAAATGTTGCAACATCAACTACAATTTCACTTCCAACAGGAACGAAAGGAAATGTTACATTACCCATCTCTGTAAATGGAATTTTGGCGGATGAAAATGGAAACATTACTGTACCTGGTAGTAGTGGAGATTATGTAGAAAAAAGTCATTTAAGCGGTGGACTTAGATTTTATGGCATAGACACGACCGGTGCGGAAAAGATGTTTAAAATGCCTTCAAATTCTTCTGATACGGTACTTTGTGTAGATGCCTTAGGTACAGATATGAGAGGAAGATCAATTGATAAAGATACTATCTCAAATTTTGATACAAGCATTCCAACATCAAAGGCGGTTACGGCAGCAGTTGAAACAAGACAAATAAAGGATAAACAAATCATTATAAATGGAGATAGTGATGTCCAGGAAAATTGGAATGGCCAAACTATCATTTTTAAAAGTAGTGGTATCGTAAGAATGCCGATGATCACCACAGAAGAATTTTCATTTAATGCGATTACACTAGAAGGTGTAAATCTAACCTGGCAGTGGGCAAATCAGATTGAATGGGTATTTGGAGAACCTGAAATTACTCCCGAGAAAAAATATTTCAACCTGACGAAATTGGGACATACCAACCAAATAATACTAAGTGTATAATGGGTATAAAAAAATATGTATTTGGGAAACGAGAAGCAGAAAAAGAATTTGTTTCAACTTGGAAAACGGATAATATTTCAACTGGATCAAGTGCAGAAAATCAGATAAAATTACCCCTTCAAAATGGAGGGGTATATAATTTCATTGTAGACTGGGGTGACGGAACAAAAGATACTATAACATCCTGGAATCAGGCACAAGTTACACATACTTATAGTTCAGTAGGAACTTATAAGATAACTATCGTAGGGATTTGTTATAATTGGACATTTTACGGAAGTGGAGACAAACTCAAAATTTTAAATGTATTGAGTTGGGGCAATCTTAAATTAGGTACAAATAGTGGTAGTTATTTCCTAGGGTGTTCAAACTTAGATTTATCAGATGTTAGTGATGTGCTGGATACAAAAGATGTGATTAATATGTCTAACGCTTTTTCTCAATGCAATGTCCTGACCACTGTAAATAAAATGAATGATTGGAATGTTTCAAATGTTATTAACATGGAGAGAATGTTTAATAATTCACCTGAATTTAATCAATCAATTGGAAATTGGAATGTTTCAAAAGTTACCAACATGTCTAATATGTTTTCAAATGCTGGAAAATTTAATCAACCTTTAAACAACTGGAATGTTTCAAATGTTACAAGTATGATTTCAATGTTTCAAGCAGCATGGATTTTTAATCAAAATATTGGCTCTTGGAATGTTTCAAAAGTTAACAATATGGCGGGAATGTTTTTTCAATCTGCATTCAATAACAATGATTCTAGTGAAATAAGCAGTTGGGATACATCTTCGGTAATAAATATGTCGAATATGTTTTTTGGTGCGAATGAATTTAATCAACCGATTGGAAATTGGGATGTCTCAAACGTTACCAACATGGTAGCAATGTTTCAATCTGCATCAAAATTCAATCAACCAATTGGAAAGTGGAACGTAGAAAAGGTTACAAGTTTTTCTCAAATGTTTCAAAGTGCATCTAATTTTAATAATGGAGAATCTCCTGATATTAATAATTGGAACACTTCAAACGTTAATGATTTGAATCAAATGTTTTTAAGTGCAGTAAATTTTAATCAACCAATTGGGAACTGGAATACATCAAATGTTACCAATATGGCAGGAATGTTTCAAAGTACTACAAACTTCAATCAACCGTTAAACAACTGGAACACTTCAAAGGTCACCACAATGTATGCAATGTTTGCAAGAACAGGGCCGGGCACAAATATGTTCAATCAAAACATCGGTTCTTGGGATGTTTCAAATGTTAATTCATTTACCTACATGTTTTATGGCAATGCAGGAGATTTAGTTTTCAATAATGGGGGAAGTCCTGATATTAATAATTGGGTTTTAAAAAACACAGGATCAATTACAATGGACGGAATGTTTATAAATGCAAGGAATTTCAATCAACCGATAGGAAATTGGAATACTATTGCAGTTACTACTATAGAAGATATGTTTCAACGAGCAAGCACTTTTAATCAAAAATTAGATTCTTGGAATATTTCCAATATAACCAGTTTAGGTAGAGTATTCGCATATGCCTCGGCTTTTAATCAACCTTTAAATAACTGGAATGTTTCAAATGTTATAAATATGCAAAATATGTTAGTCGGTGCGCTAGCATTCAACCAACCTTTAAATCACTGGAACACTTCAAAGGTCACAAATATGTCTAATATGTTTAATCAAGCTATGTCATTCAACCAAGATATTGGAAATTGGAATGTTTCAAATGTTACGAATATGGTGAACTTTATGGCAACAATAACAGCAACAACATTTTCAGCGACAAATCTCGACGCTATATACAATGGATGGAGTTCAAGTCCAGTGCAACCTAATATTAGTATAAGTTTCGGAACAGCAAAACATACATCAGCAGGAACACACGGAAAAGCAATTCTACAAAACTCTTCTAATAACTGGACAATAACAGATGGAGGAAGCTAGAATGATAAACGTTAAAATAAATCCCCGAAAGTAGGGATAAAAAACTTTTTCATTCAAAAATAAACATTCATATAGGCTGTAAAAAAAACATCCAGGATTATTAGGGAAAAATAAATTCCTCAATAATCCTGGATGTTTTTTACAATAAAAAAGTTAACACTAGAAAAACCTCAAACAAATAAACTACAAAACTTTAAACCAATTTACATTCCACTGAAACTACAGAAAACCGACCGCAAATTATTCGTTTTTCACACCCTTCTACCCTACTTTTACATACTCTAATAACAACTATTAGCATCCCAAACAGATATAAAAATACCATTTATTTTCAGATTTTTTTTGAGAATAAACACCTCATCTGTACACACTACTTTCAACAATCATAGTAACAATTAAACATTCAACCAATCATGGATTATACACCAAAAGATTTAGGTGAAATACCTAAAACACCCGATATGAGCAAATTCAAAAATCCTTTGGGACAAACTACAGACGGAAACATTTTTATAGAGAGCTTTACGATAACACCTTTCACTACTTCCGAAAAAAACGAAAATCTGTCAGAAATTATTAAAAAAGAAAGTCGGGACAGTAGTATTTAAAAAGCATAAAACTTTCTAAAATCTATTTCAACATTCAAAGACAACATCTCTAAAACTATAAAAATGCCAGACGAAATAACGATACAAAAACTAAAAGAAAAATACGGCACAGTAATAAAATTTACATCAGAAGATCAACTGACAACTGTTTACTGCAAAAAACCATCATTCACCACATTCCTAAATTATCAAAATAAATACAAGGATAATCCACATGAAGCGATCCTATTTTTATTTAAAGAATGTGTTCTGGATAAGGAAATTTATGATGATGAATTCATGCTTTCGGCAGGAAATTCTCTTGTAGCGATGATCAAAAACGACAGCGAATTTACGATAGATGCAACTCCACAAAAAGATGAATTCAAAAAATCGGCAGCTCTTATTCGATACGCTTTTCAGGTGGATCCATATCAATTAGCAATGGATGAGTTTTATAAGTTACTCGAAGAGGCCCTTTGGTTACAAAAACACAACGACAAAAGACTCGAAAACACATTCATGACCGCTTTTGCACAAGCATTTTCAAATTAAAAATAAAAAATAAATCATTATGAAATTCAATTTTAATGTAAACGAAATTTTAGACACCAAAGACTCTGAATATACTGGTATTAACTATAACGAGTCCGAATCGAAAGATTTTATTATAGATAAAACCGGAGGAGAATTTAATCTAAGGGTTTTCGCTCCTTTGGTTTTTGAACCTTTAACAAAAAAAGATCTCAATTTACCCAGTTTACGAGTAGATGCTGTTACTGTGAATCTTAATCGCTCAAAAACCATCAAAAAAGAAAGCATCGAAGGCAGAGATTCAACTATCAAGGAACATATTACAAATGGCGATTTTAGTATTTCTATCGAAGGTTTAATTGCCAATGAAACCGGAGATGAATATCCAAAGGAAAAACTTTTTTTATTGAAACAATTCTTAAATGCGCCGTACGCTCTACGAGTAACGCACGCAATTTTGAACCGATTTGGCATTTACGAATTAGTGATCGACTCCTACTCGATCCCATCAATTTCGGGAACAAAAAATATTCAAAAATTTACGGCCAGCGCCACATCAGACGAAACTGTAGAACTAATAATCAGAGACAATGCTTAAACTAAATGCTAAAATTAGGGTTTACGAAACAGTAAAGCTTATCCCTATGCCTAAATTTTATGAATTTACCTATGTAAAAAATGTAGACATCAGCAGTTCATACAAATCCCTTACCGATACAGCAACAGTTGTGATGCCTCAAAAAGTGTTTACCGACACTAAGGGATTTGATCAAAACTTATTTAAAAACGCAAATGGTGAAGAAAAAACAGTTCATGATTTTTTTAAACTAGAAAGTTTCATAGAAATATTTTTAGGATATGACGATGATTACAAACCCGCTTTTAGAGGTTATATTACAGGAGTACAATCAGATACAAATGCCACAATTACCTGCGAAGATGCGATGTATGCTTTTAAAAAAGTAAAAGCCGTAAAAGATGATGATGTTCAGGATAAAAGTGATGTTCTGAATGTTATATCAACCAACCCTACAACAAATGTTGAAAGCTTTAATCCTAAAACATTCTTCGAAAAAAGAATCAAAGAACTAAAATTACCTTTTAAAGTAAATGCTCTCGATGAGGAATTGGGCAATGTAATGATTAACAGAAATCAAAGTTTGGCCCAGGTTTTTGAGATGCTAAAAGACAAAGGAATATATACGTATTTCAAAACCGAAGATTTAGCTCCTGTACTTACTATTACTAATAATCCACAACAGCATACCTCGGCAGAATTAGCCGGTTTTATTGATCGAAATTTCATTAAAAGCCCGTTAGCTGGAGCATTGGTCAAAAAATTGATCAATCAGGGACTTAGTCTTTTAAGTTCGACGTTGAATAAAATTGTACAATCTGTTTCAGGAGGTTTTCTGGAGAAAGTTCGCTTTAGATTTCGCTATAATATTATTGAAGATCGATTAAAAGTCGTTAATGAATCTACTAAAAATACGCGTACACGAGTCGAAAAATATTTTAAAAATTCAAATACCCCAATTTATATCGAATTAGGCGATCCAAACGGGCAATTGGTAAAAACACTTGTATTGCATGACGATAAAGATGATTTGCCCAAAGACCCTGAAGCTTTTAAAAATGCTGCAACAAAAGTTGCTGCAGAATTGTATCAATATGCTGCTGTGAGAGCCATGGAATCTAAACCAAGCGGACTCGAAGGTTATTTCCTGACTTTTGGCGAACCATTTGTACGACCTACAGACAAGGTAATTCTGGAAAATGCCAAGGATAAAGAAAAAAACGGCACTTTTCAGGTCGAAAAAGTAGAACGAAGCTATGGCGAAAACGGTTACAGACAAAAAATTTACGTAGGACGAAGAGTAGAAACAGTATAAAATTACAAAATGGGAAATATAACAGATCTAATAAAAGATGTCGCCAGTAAAAATCAAATTATTGAAACTTTTGCAGCAAAAGTCATCGAAATAAATAACGAAATAGAATCGCTCCATAATCCTGACGATGCTTATACTGTAAATATCATTCGCGCCGATGGCGCAATTATCAAAAATGTACGATTGAAAGCTTCAATCCTCGATGTCGAACAAGGGATTATCACGATTCCTAAAAAAGACAGTTGGGTTTTGGCTACGATTATTGACGGAGTCGAAACGAGAGCTTTTGTTTCGCAGTTTTCAGAGGTCGAACGTACTTTTGTTCGCTTCAAAAATGATGAGAATCATTATCTGGAAATAAATACTGACGCAGATAAATTCCAAATGTTATTCAAAGAAAAAAAAACCAATGAAAACGGTGCTACATCAACTGCAAAACCTACTTACAAAAACATCGCGCAAATAGAATTTAGCGGCAAAAAAGATTCCAGGATTACTACCTCTTTTTATGATGAAAATGGCAAAGAAATCTCTAAAAATAACTTCAGCGGAAATCAACAACAGACTATTTTACATACTATTAATGGCGAGGATATTAAAGAACGAGTAAAATTTACGCTTTCTTCAGGAGAAAATCCCAGTGCTGAAATGCAATTTTTAGATAAAGATGGTGCTGCGAAACAAAAATTAACTTTTGATGAATTACATACCGAAATTAATCTTAATAAAGGAAATACAATTTTCAATTTAAAAGATAAAGAAGCCAAAATCATCATTAAAGACGGTTTCGAAGCTACCATTTCAGATGCCAAAACTTCGTTTGTAAAAGATAAACTAACTTTTGAAATGGATGATAAGTTTAAAATTAATGCAGGAGAAAAAAATTTACTAACTGAATTAGAGAATATCATCACAGAAGTTTCGAGCATTGTCGTAGTACAAGGAGTTGGCCCTAACGTAGGAAATCTAATTAAGATAAAATCAAATTTAAAAAACTTACTAAAAATTTAAAAAATGGCATTAGATATAAAAACATTAGAAGAAGCAATCTTTAAAGCATTAAATGATAGCTCAAATATAAAAGTAAACATTGATAGTTCTACAGATAATTTAGATAAATCAAACAGTGCAAGAGAAGAAACCGCAAAAGAATTAGCAAAAGCAATTAATATATTTGTAAAATCCGGAACTGTAAACACCACAGTAACTACAACTGGTAGTGCCTCAGCGCAAACCGGAACCGGAGTAGGAAGTATCTCTTAATAACTTTAAACTAATATAAAAATACCTCTTACAGTAAAACTGTAAGAGGTATTTTTATATTTTAAAACCTCGGCTTAAAATATCTAATTCAGCTTCTTCCTCAAAGTCTCTTCCATCTCATAGAATTTACTTTCGAGATCATGAATCTTTTCATAAATATTAATAGGATCCGGCATCTGTTTTGAGGCATACATACTTGCGTACCAAACTTCCAGAATATCCTCGGCATAAATAGAATACATTGGGTAATTTCCGTCCCTATTATCAGATTTCAGGATTAATTTTCCGCTTTCCCTGATTCTGTTTAAAACCCTTTTTACCACTACTCCATCATTCTTACTGATAATAACATAAATTCTTCCGTCGAGAATATCATCAAAATTATCAACGTATTTTCCAAAAAGGTAATCGCCGTCATGTATGGTTGTCGACATCGAATTCCCTTTAATTTCAAAACACCTGTAAGTCCCGTTTTTTAGCATTGGCATACTGAATGACGGAAGACTCTCCATATATTCCGGATCAGCATAACCGTCTAAATAACCCGCGCGTGCTTTTACTCCAACAAAATTAATATTCTCCTCCCCGTCTTCATTTACTGTGATAATCTTTGGCAGGTTCAAACCCACTTCGCTATTAGTTTTATTGGCAAAAATTTCATCGCTATTTCCAAAAAAGTAGTCTGGATTTACATTACAATGCGTGATGATACTTTGAAGCAAATCAAATCCAGGTTTTGTCCTTTTTCTTTCTCCGTCAGATTGCAATCTTCCAACAGTGATACTATCTATTGTAGTACTGGTTACTCCTATTAACTTAGCAAATGAGTTATTGTTTAACTTCATCTCATCTATAATACGTTTTATCTTAGTATGTATTTCCATTGTGTTGCTTTTGTTTTTATTATGTAATATGTTTTAAACAGCATTACACATTCCACTATATGTTGCAAAACTAAAAAATATATAATAAATAATAGCATTCTTTTCTATTTTTTTTACGTAACATCTGAATTTAAAGCATTTTAAATGCTTTTTCTTACTGTATTACTCTAATAGTCAACACAAAAAACTCAATCATATTACTGAAATTACTGCATTTTTCATCGTAATATGTTGCAATAATTAAAACATATGTTGTATATTTGTCAAAAATAACCCACCATATGATTCTAAAAGACTTTTATACTGAAAAAAAGAACGCAATCGAAAGGGAATTTACTTCGAATGTACCAACAGTGCAACTTTATAGTGATGCCATTTTTAAAGATTCTATCGAAACACCGGTAGTAATGTTTAAATACGATACTGTAGACTGGGAAACATCTTCTGAAAAAAACTACAAAGCCGATGTATCATTTTGCCTGTATATTGTATTACCTGTAGAAACGATTTCTTCAACAAGTTATGCAAATGCATTTGATATTGCGCAACGAATAGACAAAGCTGTATTGTCTAATAGCAACAGTAACGCTGCTATAGATACTAATTCAACATTTAAAATAAGAGAAAAACAATGTACCAACGAACACACGTACTGGAATAAAAATGATTATTTTATTTGGGAGATCACTTATAAAACCACCTTAATAGAAAATATCTTAAAAAAGAAATATATTCTTTTTAATAATGGTTTAAGTAATGAAGAACTGGAAGATTTAGGATATGACTTAAATTCCGGAATCATCGGAATAAACCCCAATCAGATTCAGGGAAATGTCGATTTAAATACTGCTCCTTAATTTGATTATAAGTCAGTCAAAAATATTCTCATTAAATAAAAAACAATCAAAAACTATTCAATGATATAAAACTATAAACACCATCAACGCCAATCTAAATAAAATAAAACATTACCCTATTTAAACCTTAAAACATGAAAAGAAGCAGAACACTATTAGACAAAAGGAGAGAGTATGTGATTAACTACCTTAATAGAAATCAAGCTAAACAAATGAAAGTTGTCGTATCTGAACTTTCGGATACTTTGTTCCTTACAGAGCGCACTATTTATACTATTATAAATGAAGGACTCGCTACAGAGGCCAGAGCTTAAACCGCTGAAACTACTGGTTTTGACTATCAAAATAATTGGAAAAAGCAACCTTGAGCCTTAAATTTGTACTCGATATCAAAAGCAAATTTATCCCTTGGCCAAGAGCAAAATTCAATTGAAAAGCCGGTTTTTATAACCCGTCCAAAAATACCAACTCTGCTTTTTGGATTCCTGATTACCAATACATATTAAAATAATAAATATCCTGATCATAGCAAGTTTGCCAACTTGTTATAGTCCTTCTTTTGCCCTTTTTTCAAGCAAAAAACAAAACAAAATCTTTAAACAATTAAAACTATTTATATTATGAGTACATTAAACGATGTAGTAATTACCAAACTATCAGGCGGATTAGGAAGAAGAAATCCGGAACAGGACATGGTTTCAGGGTTACTTTTTGATGGAGTTGCCACTACAAAATTAGCACTAAATAAAATTGAGCGCCTGGCTTCGTTAGAAGACGCTGAAGCGTTAGGAATTACAGCTGATTATGATGTAAACGGACAATCTGCTTTCTATCAAATTCAACAATTTTTCAGAATGAATCCTTCCGGAGATTTGTACATTATGGTCACTACAGCGACTTCTTACGAAGAAATTGCAGGAAAAGCAATGGACATGCAGGAGAAAGCAAACGGAAACATTCGCCAAATGGCCATTATCTATTCTGGAGCAACAACATTTGCACAAACACAGGCCGCAGTTTTAAAAGCACAAACCGAGGCTGATCTTGCTTATAAAGATTACATGCCTTTTGAAATTATTTTAGAAGGAAAAGGTTTTACTGTTGATGCACCATCGTTAGACGGATCAAATGCTGAAAATGTATCTGTAGTTATCGCAATGGATGTTGAAAAAGCGTTTGAAAAAAAGTTATTTCAAAAAGACAACTTAAAACTTTACATTTTAGCTCCTAACGAGGAAGTACTTCCTGTTGAAGGTTCTCTGGATGTGTATAATGTAAGAAATGCTGATGGCTTGAAAAAAGAAAATGGAGCTGTTCTTGAATTCGTTTTCAAAAATTCATACAAAAACACTGCAGCAGTTGGCTTGGCATTAGGAGCAATTTCTAAAGCAAAAGTATCTGAAAACATTGCCTGGATCGAAAAATTTAACCTAACCGGTGAAGGTTTTTCCAAAGCAGGTTTTGTTGGCGGAGAAGAAATTAAAACTCTTGGAACTCTAGGCGACTTAAACGAAAAAAGATTCATTTTCGCAAGAACGCATACTGGTTTACCTGGTGTTTATTTTAATGATAGTGCTACTTGTACTACCGGCACATCAGACTTTGCTTATGTAGAAAACAACCGTACGATTAATAAAGCAACTCGTTTGTTGCGTACTGCTTTGTTACCAAAATTGGCTTCTCCGGTTTTAGTAGATATCGATGGTAAATTACCTCAATCTGTTTCAAAAAGTTTCGAAGGATTATGCAGATCTGCTTTAGAAGGAATGGTTGCTAATCAGGAAGTTTCGGCTTTTGATGTTTATGTAGATCCAAAACAAAACATTTTGGCAACTTCAGAATTAAAAGTAAAAGCAGAAATTACTCCAATTGGAACTGCCCGTAAAATTATGGTCGATTTAGGGTTCAAAAATCCTTTCGGAATCGACAAAGCATAATTTATTGAATTTAATACAATTCAAAAACCATAAAAATTCACCAATTATATCTTCCTGATTCATTTGCTGCAAATGCAAATGAATCAGGTGATAGTTATAGATCGTTAAAAGATCATTAAAAACAAATAAAGCAACATATGAATAAATTACCATTAATAAACGGACAACAACACAGCTGGTCATCTATCGAAGTAAGCATTGCAGGTAATATCGTTACCGGAATTACAGCTGTAAACTACAGCGATTCAGTTTCTAAAGAAAACCATTACGGTGCCGGAGACATGCCAGTACACAGAGGTAGAGGAAAATACGAGGCAAAAGCTTCTATCACTTTATACAATTACGAAGTAGAAGCTATTTTGGCCGCTTTACCAAAAGGCCAAAGATTGCAGGATATTAATCCTTTCAGCATCATTGTTAGTTACTTAGACGATAGCAACGAAGTAATTACACACACGGTAAGAAACTGCGAATTCAACTCGAACAGCAGAGGAATTAGCCAGGGAGACACTAAAATCGCCGTTTCTTTCGACTTGATCTGTTCTCACGTTGAGTGGAACTAATCTCCATAAATTACTACTAAAACCATAATACCCCATTCCCTGTCTCTAAAACCGACTAAAAAGAGAAAACCATTATCAATTGCGTTATGCAAAAAAGGAGTTCAAGGAACATGATTTTTGTCTGCAAACTTATTCTACAAGCTCTTTATTAGTCCGTTTTTAGACAGGGAATCTTCTTCAAGAGGCTGCCTGGAGAATATTCAACTCCAAAACAATACCTCAGGCAGCCTCTTTTTTTATCATTCGGTCAACGAAATAATTCTCATTTCAATGACTTATAAAAAATCGTTACATCAGAATTCAACTCATCAATCATAAAAAATAAAACCGTTTTAAAATGGAAAAAACAATCTCAAAAACCGCAGATGTTCTTGACGGAAATATTACTCAGGCACAGTTAAACCAATGGAAATACAAGCACAAAAAAGTAGTCAAACTCACCATTGCAGACGATGACGAAACTACCCTGTTTGCTTATTTCAAAAAACCAGATATGAGTATTCGCTCTGCTGTATTGCAAGCTTCAAAAATGGACGAATTTAAAGCTCTCGAAGTATTATTCAAAAACTGCTATTTGGGCGGCGACGGAAAAATAGAACAAGAAGACGATTTACGTCTCAATATTACCACAGCATTCTCAGATCATATTCAGCCCAAACCTGTTAAAGTAGAAATACTATAACCAACACCTTTTTCGCCCTTCATAAAAACTATCCTAATGATTATTCGAAAACATAATATAGAATTAAAAGACCTTAGTACTTCTGAAATGGCAAGGTTTAGACAAATTATGCTTGGCATTTGGCGTCAGCAAATTGAGGATGATAAAAATGCTCATGAAATGGCGAAATCAATCCGAGAAAATTATGTCGATAAGAATAAGCTTGATGAGAGCATTTTTGACAAATCTTATGAAAATGATATTTTTTATGTCAATGAAGATGGTGTTATTTTTAAAGTTGAAATTGATAAGTCAAATTATATTAATGTAGTTTTGCATAATGGAAAAAGAATGCTTTTTTCAGATTTAGATATTTCCGCAAGTACATTTAGTTGGAATAATACTAACAGACAAATTGCAGCAAATATAGTTGGTTACTATGGTAAGCAATTAAATATTAAAGAAATTGGAGTTAATTATGATATTAGCGACAAGAATTATGCCTACACAGATGTTACAAAGAAAATATGGCTGCACCCAACTTCAAGTGGTGGGATTGATCCTATTCTAAACAATAAATATAATTTAAAAAGTATACTTTTTCATGAACATAATCATCAAAAAGAATTTAAAAAACCAAAAGACTACACCTATTCTGATCACGCTAAAGTTTACTTAAAGCAATTTCAACATGATATCTTTAAAAAAACAAGCAAAAAATTTAAAGAAGGTCAAATTGCTAACTTTATTCAGTATATAGATTATGCAGCAGGGCATAAAGAAGCAGGTTGGCAAGATCTATTAAAAGAATTTAATAAATCAAAAATTTTAGACGGTTATTATATTAATTATCGAGAATCAGGAGGGACTCAACTTATTGATAACAAAGGAAATATTCTTGTAATTGAAATACCTTCACCATTAAACGGACCACATTAAAAAGGATCTGAAAAGTAAAATTTTATTATTAATTATAATTTTTTTACATATAAAATAGCTACTAATTAAGATCAACAAATTCTACAGATAAATGAGTTTATTTTGACTCCGATAAAACTAAAACAAAGACAATAACCGATTTCAGAACTATTTAAAATTTGATGATAATCGAAAACGTGTGATTTTATTCTTTAGCGGAAAGCAGTATGATGCATCTATGGATTGGAAGTTTATAAGAATGACAGTATAATTGCTAATTTCTCCATTAAAAATCCGTTTTTCTCAATCAGAAAAACGGATTTTTTTATAATACATCTCAATTCAAAACTAAAAAAAACACAAAATCTTCTACTGAAACTACTGACTTACAACTCCATATTATTTTTCAAACACACTATTTCGGCGTATTTTTACAGTGTTCTTAAAACATATATCACTTCTTAAATGTGATCATAACAAAGGAACATTTTCACTATTTATTTACCATTTTTTCTTAGCCGTAAATAAATCGTTAAACACAAAAAAATCTTATCGAATACTAAAAATCCCGATTGTCTTCAAACAATCAGAAAGGCTTTTTATTCTCAAAATTGAAAATCATTAATAAATATAAATATGGATCAAACAACAAAAAAACACATTGATTTGCTTCATCCTTCGGTTAGGGAAGAAGTTACTAAAATCATCGAGGAATGCGATCTTGCCTTAACCGGACGGGCTAAAGTTCGCATTACGCAAAGTCTCAGAACTTTTCAGGAACAAGAAGATCTTTATGCTTTTGGCAGAACAAAACCAGGAAAAAAAGTGACGAATGCCAAAGGCGGACAATCTATTCACAATTATGGTTTTGCGGTAGACATTTGTCTGATTATAGATGGCAAAATAGCTTCCTGGGATACCGCAAAAGACTGGGATGGTGACCAAATTTCGGACTGGCAGGAATGTGTCGAAATTTTCAAGAAACACAACTGGAACTGGGGTGGAGAATGGAAAACTTTTAAAGATCTTCCGCACTTTGACAAAAAAGGATACAGCGACTGGAAAGTACTCAGTAAACTAAAACGTGACAGAAAAAACTATGTAATCTTATACAAATAATCAGATGAAACACTTAAAATTAAAACACCTACTATTTTTTATTGCAATCAGTTTTGTTTTTTCTTCCTGCAACTCTACAAGAACTGCCCTATTCGATCAATATTCATACGAAAAAACGATCGAGCTAAAAGTAGAAGCTGATAAATTAATCAGCAAGGCCACGACTCCCTATTCTGCTAACCAGGAAGAAATTGAAAAATTATTTCTAAACGTTGAAAAATTGGTCGAATATGAAAAAAACAAACCCAACAACGAAATCACTTTTGAAATGTTGAAGATGCTGAATGATAAAGACAAAAATCTTTTAGCGGGTTTCTTTAAACATTGGCAGACAAAAGGAGTTGTCTCAAAATCATTTTTGGAGGAATCAAAAAAACAAATCCTATTAGCTTTTGATTTACTTATACAATATGAAATTAAAAAAGACAAACAATCAAAAGATGAACTTTTGGATTTAATAAACCTTAACACCTAAAATTATGGACAAAGATAAAGTGATAGAAAACTTAAAAAAGGAACTAAAAGCAATTATAGCAAATAGTTATAAGGATATTAAACCTCAGCTAGAAAAAGACCTGGCTGCTTTTTTTCAAACTTCTACAGAAAAACTGGAACGCTGGATTCTTCTTTATTCATCCGGTGACTTAACCGAAGAAGAATTTGAATGGCTTTTAAAAAGTCAGTTAGACTTAACCGTACTACAAGCATTACAAACTGCCGGAATATCAAAAATAAAACTGAATACCATTAAAAATAATATTATAAAAATGATTATTCAAATTATTACCAGCCTGATTATTCCTGCGGTTTAAAATACTTTTTCAACCAAAAAAGCATCAAAAAACAAACTGTAAAAATGACTTTTACAACTTACTGAAACTACTGATTACTAAGCTTTAAAATCTTGATTAAGGCGTAAGCAAAGCTTATTTTTACAGTATCAAATAAAACATCTTCTTTTGGATATGGCGCGCAGATTCAAAAGAGATTTTAATTAATAAACAATAAATAATAACGACATATGAAAGATTTTATCATAGATGAAGACTTGTTAATTACAAATGGAGATTTTGCCATAAAAGAGGCAGATCAGCAAAACATAGAACATCTATTGTTAAGCCAGAAAGGAAGTTATAAAGAGTTTCCTATTCTTGGAGTAGGAATAAAAAAATACATCAACAGCCCGGATGCAACTTCCAGGCTAAGACTAGAAAACGAAATAGACAAACAATTATCGTATGACAATTTTTATGTAAAAACATTAGATGTCAACGATTTACAAAACATTAAAATCGATGGGAACTATTAAACCACAAGAAAACCAAAACATTTTTGACATCTCTTTACAGGAATACGGAAGTATCGAAAAAGTATTCGATATTTTAGAAGACAATGATCAATTTGACCTTACAGATGACATTTCTGTTTACGAAGATTTAAAAATTGGCCGCGAAGCCTTTAAAAAAGATATTGTAGAATATTACAATGCCCGAAATTTAAAACCTGCAACTGCGATTACAGACGAAGAACAATATTTACTGGATAACTTTTCCGGAATTGATTACATGATAATTGAAGATGATTTTATCATTTATTAGTATTTCGCTACAATTACCAAAAATACAGGTTATAACTGACACCTGTTTTTTTTTAGAAATCTTTAGAAAGAAAACTACGCTCCTGTAGTATTTACAAAAAACATAAACAATTATCTATAAGCATTTTATACATGTCTTACAGGCTAATCTATAGTAAAATTTAAAATATGGCACGTACAATTGCTGAAATACAGAACGAAATTCTGATTGAAAAGGGGAAACAAACCTCTCTAAACGGCTTAACAGAATCAAAAGCTGCGATTTGGAAACTTTGGATCAATATAGTCGCTACTGCGATTTGGATTCACGAAAAAATAGTCGAAAAAAATGCCCTGATTTCAAGGCCGCATACACTAAACTGGTATCGCGAACAGGCTTTGAATTTTCATTACGGAATGCCGATAGATACGGATTCAAGCAACGGAATGTCGATAGATCCGGATTCAAGCAATCGAATGTCGCTGATCTGGAAAGAAGGTTCGTATCAGTTTGATACCTCAAAACTTTCAGAAACACAAATTGAAGAAGCTAAAATAATCAAACATTGTGCGGTAAGCGAAATAGATTTAGAAACAGTGCTTGATCCCAACAAAAAACCGGAAGAAATATTCTCAGACTATTTTCATAATAAAGTTGGAGTTGTTTTTATAAAAGTAGCTACTGTAAAAGGTGATAAAATTTCGAGAATCGATGTGCCTAATGAACTCTTTGCTTTTAAGGAATATATTGCCAAAATAAAAGACGCAGGAAATCATGTATTTATCACATCAGATCAGGGTGATGTTCTAAAATTGCATTTGAATGTGTACATCGATCCTTTGACTATTTATATCGACCCAAAGGACATTGAATACTATCAGCTAAAAAGTTTAAATAGGCTTTTATTAGACAAGGAAAAAATAAAACTGGCAGAGTACGAATTGGCATTATTAACAGATCCTTTAAATGAAAAAAATGGCTCCTTAATAGTCGACGAAGAAGAGTTTCCAGTAATAAATGCTGTTAGGGAACATTTGAAAAACATTGAATTCAATGGTGCTTTTGTCAAAACATATCTTGTTGATGATATTCAAAAAGCAGAAGGAGTTAAAATTCCAATTCTGACCAAGGTTCAGACTTCTGTGGCAAAAAATCCAAATGATGCTCAGAATCCTACAATTACTGATGCAACCAACATCGAATATTTTATTCCAAAAGCCGGTTATTTTGATATGGATACCCTTGAGTTTGAGGTAAACTATATTCCTTACACATTTTACAGAGATAAACAATAGCCTAATATAGATACAATGAACAAATACACTGTTTTAAAATGGGAAAAGCTATTGTTATGGCTCGTCCCTCCTATTCTTAGAAAAAAAACTCATATTGACTGGCTCGATGTTTTACTGACTCCGCTTCATACAATTTACGAAGAGATTCTTTATAAAATGCAGCATACAGGTCAGGTCATTTATCTGGAAAAAGTATTGAACGAAACTTTTAATCCCGATAAAAATTACAATCCCAATGCAAGCACAAGACAAAAACGATCAGACGGATTAATTTATATAGACGAATCGGTTAAACCTACCATCCAATATGTGTATCTGCACAAAGAGTATTACGAACCAAAGATTACTTTATCAGATGGCACTATCGTGGATGGGCCTTTGATGATTCCTCAATTAGAAGTATATACTCATGAGGAATATAAAAAAAATAAAAACAATAAACCTGTTTACCTGGCCCATCGTACAGATTATACCCAAATAAATTATGCCAATTTCAGAGTATTTGTCCCTGAAAATCTATTAACAAATAGAACAATACTTAGTCAACCAAAGAAAGAAGGAACTGTATCAAACACAGAAGCTATTAATGTAACAGACAAGAAATACAACGATCTTCTTAACTTTTATAAACTCGCAGGAAAGAGTTATGAAACCTATTCTTATTCAGAAAAAGATTAAAATAAAACCTGAAATAAAAAATAGGATTATTCTAAACCCAAGAAAAAAAATAAAAACAACAGACATTTAAATACATCAAAATGAAACAAGTAAATTTTACTCATCCAGGAGGTTTTCCTCTCGAACAAGAAACTCTGGAAAAACTTCAAACCGCTTACAGACATGAGTTATTTGGAGCTTTAAAAAGTCATTTAGGCATCGAGCCCGGCAAAAACTACATCATAGCTCATGCAACAAAAACAACAACCGGTTGGGCGATCATCCATCAGGACGGAGAAATAGAAGGAATATTATATCCTATTAAAAAAGAGGATAACACTGGCTACCTAAAAACTACCAGAACAGGCACAAATCTAACATACGGAAACGGAGAATCTCAAACTGCTTATTTTGATTATGAAGCACAGTATATCAGTGAGATAGATTACACAAATCATCCAGTATCTCCTCCCATCACTGATGCATTAGCTGTACATTATTATGATTTGAAAGATCCAGCTTTTATAGTTATTAAAGATATTCAGACAATTGAAGGAATTATTAAGACAATTGAAGCAAATATTGCTACAATAAAATCAAACATCACTACAATTGAAGGAAATATTAATGCAGTAGAAAGTAATATTGATGTTGTTGAAGGAAATATTAATACAATCGAAGCCAATATTGTTGATATTAAGAAAAATTATTTACTAATCAAAGGTTCTGAACTAAATACCAGTCCTGAAGATTTTGAGAGTTCTGAGAGTTCTGAGAATTCTTTGTTATTGTTAGACAATGTTAATCAAGTCATTAAAAGCAATAACCTCCTCAATTCATTACTTAGCCGAATTACTAAGTTAGAAAAACAACCGGCAACAGCAGTACCAAAAGGAATGATTGCTATTTGGGGGAAACCAGCTCCATTTCCTGAAGGCTGGGAAGAATATGTGCCATTGCGAGGAAGAGTACCTGTTGGGTTAGATCTCTTAGATACTATTCTAAATAAGGTGGGTAATTCTGGAGGGAGTAAAGATGCTGTTGTTGTAGAACATAGCCATGACTGCAATGGATTTGACGAACCTAATACTGGTATAAATGCTCTTGAAGACGGATCATATAAATGGGGTCTAATTTCAAAAACAACAACTGTAGGAGAATCTGGAACTAATAAAAACTTGCAACCATATAGAGTTGTTCATTTCATAGAATATACAGGAAATACTATTGAACATGCTGATACAATCGCACCAACAAGTCCAACAAATTTAGAAACTTCAAAGATTGGAACTAAAAGTTTAACTTTAACTTGGACTGTATCTACGGATAATGTTGGTGTTACTAATTATCTGGTTTATAAAGACAATAGTAATACTCCTTTAGCCGAATTAGGAAAAGATGTTCTGACTTATAATGTTACGGGGCTATCTGTCAATACTCCCTACAGCTTCCAGGTCAGAGCAAAAGATGCTGCAGGAAATTTATCTGTGCCCGCTACAGTAACTACAGCAACACTTACAGCAGACTCGACTCCACCAACATTACCTTCTTTTTTTCATTGCGTTCATAATGGTCAAGGTTATATACTACTTGAATGGGCTCAATCACAAGACGACGATAGTCCAATAGATTACGAACTTTCGCGTAGTGCTTTTGGCTCTCTTTTTACGGTTTTGAAAAAAAACCCTAACACATATTATAGTGAACAAGTTTCATCGAATGGAACATATACTTACAGAGTTCGAGCAATAGATCCTAGCGGAAATGCATCTGCCTATAAGGAAGCTTCAGTAACAATAAGTTCTCTATAAGAGTAATTTGAAATTACCAGTAATCTTTTGGGGCGTAAAACCCCCAAAAGATTACTTATAAAAACCTCAAACCTATAAAAAAACCGATCATGTATAAATTTTCAGAATATTTAAATGAATTAAAACTATTGCTGTATGCTATTTTTATTTATTTAGAAATAGATACCGGAATTGTAAAAGTGCTATTTTATTTAATGGTAATGGATACTTTTCTGGGCATTATAAAAACCATAGTTTTAAATAACAAATTTAGTTTTAAAAAACTAGCTGTAGGATTTGTTTCCAAGTTAGCCGTATTGGTAATACCAACAGCTTTGGCCTTAATGAGTAAGGGACTTGATTATGACTTTAACTGGTGTGTAACGATAGTTATGGATTTACTTATTGTAAGCGATGGTATTTCGATCATCAGTAATATTATTGCCATAAAGACAAAAAAAGAAGTAGAAAATTTCGATGCAATGACGTTGATTTTAAAGTCTATAAGAAATCGATTAATACAACTTTTAAAAAAGTTACTCATTACAATTGATCCAAAATATAATATGGAAAAATAGAACAAACCTCCCATTCGTTTTTATGAATCCACAAAAAAACTACAAACAGAACCGCATTTGTCTCTACAACAATAGAAGATTTGAATCATTTGATTTCAGCATACTAACCCAAAAGGGAATAGTACAATACTATTCCCTTTCTTTTAATACAGTTTCTAAACCCTATTTCTCTCTATAAATCAAATACTGCTTTCTCATTTTTTTAAATTCCTGCAAACCTTCTTTCCAGCTGTTTCTTATTTCTTGTTCCGAAATTCCTGCTTCGATTTGCTGTTGCAGTTTTTCATTTCCTGCTCTAATAGAAAATTTTCTTTTATCGAAAAATTTCGATTTATCTGTTGTTGTTTGATAGGCTTTGATCAGCCATTTAATTTCGAGTTTATTAATTCTCGGTACTGCCGATAAATCCTCTCCATTACATTCTACACCATTGTACAAAGGATCTTTGTCTCCAAAATTAGGTTTGGGCGTAAATGCAAAATCACTTTTTGGTAAATAAGGCGAACCGTAAATCTGAAATTGTTTTTCGGTTCCGCGTCCCATACTTACGTTTGTTCCTTCAAAAAGACACAAACTCACATATAAATTAATCGACTGATCGTTTGGTAAATTTGGCGAAGGGCGAACCGGCAAACTATACGTCATGCTTCTGTTATAATTCAAGCACGGAATCACGGTCAAATTACATTGAATGCCGTCTTTCAGCCATTTTTGACCATTGATCATTTTGGCTTCTTCCCCCAAAGTCATTCCGTGAAGCAAAGGCGTTGGATGCATTCCTATTCCGCTTTTAAAAGCAATATCCAAAACCGGACCATCAACAATCGCAATATTCGGATTTGGTCGGTCTAATACAATTAGCGGAATATTATTTTCAGCACAAGATTCCATAATTCTGTGCATCGTAGAAACGTAGGTATACAAACGCGTTCCTACATCCTGCAAATCAAAAACCATGATATCAATTCCTTTCAGTTGCTCTGGAGTTGGTTTATTGCTTTTACCGTAAAGGGAAGTTATAGACAAACCCGTTTTCGAATCGATTTCATCAGATACGTGTTCGCCAGCGTCGGCTGTACCACGAAAACCATGTTCAGGCGCAAAAATTGTTTTGATTTTGATGTTTTTCTGAACCAGAAAATCAACCAAATGAGTTTTCGAATCGATAATACCTGTTTGATTGGTGACAACACCAATTGTTTTTCCTTTTAATAAAGGCAGATAAGCGGTATAATTTTCTGCTCCCGTTTTTATTTTTTGCGCAAAAGATACTGCTGAAATTAGTACGCATAGTATAGTTAGTCTTTTCAT